GGGCGACCTGATGGAAGAAACCGCCGTCAAATACAGCGGACTGGTACGCGGCAAAGAGTATCGGAAGAACATAGAGCGGCGCGTCAATGACTGGCTGACTGGGGAGTGTGATATTCACGATTCAGACGACCGCCTGATTATTGACACGAAGTGTTCATGGGACATCGGGACGCATCCATTCTTCCGCGACGAAGCGGAAAAGAAAGCCATCAAAGCCGGTTACGACTGGCAAATGCAAGGCTATATGTGGCTGTTTGATTGCGACCGCGCCGATGTTGATTTTTGGCTGTTGCCCACGCCCGAAGATTTGCTGAAGCCGTGGGAAGACCGCGAGAAATACATCGACCTAGTGGAAGCCATCCCGATTGAAAAGCGCATAACGACCGTAACCGTCATGCGAGATGACGAAAAAATCGAACTAATCAAAGAGCGTGTAACAGCCTGTCAAGCCTATTACGAAACGCTTTTAAATCAATACAGATAAGGATTTTAAAAATGAACCATCCAGCAAATCAAAACAAAAACCAGCAAATCGAAATGCGGAAAAAAGATTATTTTGCATTACCGGCAATGAAAAACAAACTCGAAGAGCTTTTGGGTAAAAACGCCGCTAGCTTTGCGACAAGCGTTCTGCAAATCACAAATTCAAACGAATTACTTAAACGCGCAACGAATGAGAGCGTTTTCAATGCAGCTTGTATGGCGGCCACCCTTAATTTACCGATTAATAACGCTTTTGGCTTTGCCTATATCATCCCATACGAAAAACGAAAAGAAAATATCGTCGAAGCGCAGTTCCAGCTTGGCTATAAAGGTTTGATTCAGCTTGCGCAGCGAAGCGGACAATTCAAGCAAATCGAAGTATGTGCCGTCTATGAAAACGACACAGACGAAGATGTTTTTAAACGCCTGACAAGTTTCATCCCTAAAAAAGGCTATGGCGAAATCATCGGCTATATCTCCTACTTTAAACTTCTGAACGGCTACGAAGCCCGTTTATTCATGGATATGGACGAACTGAAACAACACGCCACCAAATATAGCAAAAGCTACAAAAACGGCTACGGCAATTGGGCGGACAACTTCGAGGCAATGGCATCAAAGACCGTCGTCAAGCTGCTTTTATCCAAGCAAGCCCCTCTGTCTATTGATATGCAGAAAGCCATTCAAGCAGACCAATCTGTCATTAAAGACATCGACGGCGAGTTTTCATACATCGACAACGAACCTGAAATAGGCAGCAAGAAATCGGACGAGCAGGCATTGGTAGCAGCGTTCCAAAATCAACAGGCTAAGACAGCGGAAGCGACCAAGCCTGCACCGACAGAAGAACAGTTCGCGGCATTGGTGGAGGCAGTATCCACCGGCATTAAAGAAGTTGCTGAAGTGCTGGAAGAATACGCGCTTACCGAAGAGCAAGCAGCGGAAATCAACGCCCTGTAAGGAGCCGCTATGTTTGCCGTTTTCGGAAAGAGCCGCGCCGAAGAAGAAAAACGGCGGCGGCTTGTATATGACAAAAAGCAGTCGAAGTGGTACGAGGATACCCGCAAATGGAAGCGGTTAAGCAACAGCCGCTACCAAATCAGCCCTGAGTATTCAACCATCGAGACCGCCGAAGAGTTTATCCGGCTTTCAGCGGGGAATCCCGACATCCACATCGTCGGAATCAGGCAGGCGCAGGAGATAGACGGAAAGGTCGTTTGGAAGCCTGTCAAAACCATAAAGGAAATTAAAAATGTTAAACAAAGTAATTTTAATCGGGCGTCTCGGTCGAGATCCTGAAACGCGCCATATGCCCAATGGAGAGGCGGTCTGTAATTTCAGCGTCGCCACCAGCGAGGCATGGAACGACCGCAACGGCCAGCGCGTAGAGCGCACCGAATGGCATAACGTTACCATGTATCGCCGCCTTGCTGAAATCGCTGGGCAATACCTGAAAAAAGGCAGCCAAGTGTATTTGGAAGGCAAAATCCAAAGCCGTAAATATCAGGACAAAAACGGCGTGGAGCGCACGGCATACGACATCATTGCCAACGAAATGAAAATGATCGGCGGTGGAAACAGTGAGCAGCAGGCGCAATCGGCGCAAGCAGAAACGCCAACGCCGCCACGCCGTCAAGCACCGGCAGCACCCGCCGCGCCTGTTGAAGACATCGACGACGACGTCCCTTTTTAGGAGAGAGTAATGAAAGAAACATTCATACTTGTACGCAAACAGCGTCAAGAAAAACGAAACCACAACAAAGAACAATCGACAAATTTATTAAGACAGGCAGAAATCAGTTTTGAAAGTAAAAATAGCGGCAACCATTTGATTATTTTATCAACACCAAAAATTGATTTTTATCCAAGCACGGGATTATGGATAGTGCGAGGAGTAAATAAAAAGCGTCGTGGGGTATTGTCTTTATTGAAATATATAAATGGGATGAAGCAAGACTAGAATGGATTTTAAGGAGTAAAGAATGAGCTATTTAAAAGACGTAAAATATTCATTAAAAAATATTAATGAATTATGTGATGACGCATTAAAAGAAGATGATGACTTTGCGTTCTACATAAAACAAATACAAAGTATGGTAGGCGATGCAATTAGCGGTTTTGAATCATTAATTTATGAATTAAAACTTGGCGAAGAAAAGTTAATCGAAGCCACAAGAATTATTGAAGAATACCTTAACGGGAAGGATTAAAAAATGACGCAACAATTTAAATTCGGCGACCTCGTGAAAGATACGGCTTTAGGATTGGGCGAGTGCGTGGTTATAAATGTTTCAGAAAACTCAGTCTATATCATGAATGAGCGAGGCGACTATAACGCAGTGGCACAACCTGAGACATTGGAAATCGTCCCACACCCTGACACTGTGCGTTTAGATTATATCGAAAGAGTAATTAATATTGATGGCATGGTTAAGCGAGAAATGCGTAAAGGGTGGGTTTTGGTTGATGGTGATATTGAATTAACCACACCTGAGCCATTATTGCGCGACGCGATAGACGAGGCAATGCACTTAACGAGAGGCATTAGACCATAGGCAAATTATTATTTAGGAGTAGCAAAATGAAAGTAACAGTTTATAAGCCAGTTGAATTAGAAATCCATACCGTAAGAATAGAAGTTGAATTACATGATGATGTTTCAGAAAGCTTGCCGAAACATTTATTTAACGATGATGGCGAACTTGATTTATTAATAGAAGTTGACACAGGTAAGGTTATATCTTGGCAAGGAGATGTGCCAGTAGTAATACATGACAATATCTGCAATAACGGCATATACACCTTGTTTGACAAATCTGGGAATGAGGTAGGAAAGATTGATAATTATTACGTTCCGTTTGATTTAATACCAGGTAAAAGAGGTGAATATATCCATATTGATATTAGTGATGATGGAATTGTTACAAACTGGCCTGATTTTCCTAATGTTCATGAGTTCTTCGAACCGGATTTGTGAAACAAATAGACAAGTAAAACCAGTGCCGTTGAGAGGACGGCAATTAGCGAGGAAACAAAATGCAAACAGCAACAGTAAAATTTAAACAGTCAGTAAAGGAAATGATGGCTCAGAGAAAAGCAGAGAAACTAGCCATTATTGAAGAGCGCGCCCTGAAACGTGCGGGCAAAGTGAAAAACATTGACCGCAACAAGCTGTCAGGAATGTCGAAAGAGCAAAAGGACAACATCAACGCAATGCTGTCAGGCGAAAAGGTATCAGCAGACGAAGCGGTTACATGTAGCGTCAAGATGTGGCTGTCGTTGCAAGATATGCGTTATGCCTGCAATCAGGAGTTAATCAACTTCGCAGAGCATATTATTAAGCAGGTTCAGCGGCTTGGTCTATACTGCAATACAGACGACCCAGCGAACGAGAAAAGCGTGGAGTTTGCCTGCCGTGAAGCGTCGCAAGCAGTCGCGCAATGGACTAAGGATTTTGACGACCTTAGCCCGAATCAGCGTCAATTGGTATTGCGCCCGCTGTCTAATCTGTTTGCCGCGTATGAAGAGTTTTTGAAAGACGCGCCGGTACGGTTAATCGCCGAAGTATCAACATACTCAATCGCGGTCAGCGTTACCAAGAAAGCCATGACGTTTTTAGAGCTTGATGGCGGAATCATTTCAGCGGTTGATAAGGTCGTCAACGGCAGCGATTCACGCACGGAAGCCCGCCGCCTGAAAATGCCCTATGCCGAATTTACCGACCGAATCTTGCACGCCACAAACCTGCTTTACGACGTGGGGATTCAGGCAGATTCAGCACTTTCAGAAATGTACGGCAAGCCGTTAAACCCAATCCGCCCACAGCGTATCGGAGATGTGCGCCAACCACTCATGAAAATGCTTGTCAAGAATAAGGGCGGCGCGCTAGTTCAGGCTGTCAAGGATTCGGAAAACATTATCCGGCATTGCGACAGCGGCACCGGCTTTAGCTGCTTCAACTGGACTAAGCATTTCAAGCGGGCGGCGAACCTGATTAGTCTTGTACGACAGGAAGCAGCAGCATGAAAGAGCTAATCTATGGCAGCGTTTGCAGTGGAATTGAAGCGGCTCCGTTGCGTGGGAGCCATTGGGTTGGCAGCCTGCATGGTTCGCCGAAATCGAGCCGTTCCCCTGCGCCGTCCTATCCCATCATTGGCCGCACGTCCCCAATCACGGCGATATGACGCAGCTGGTCGGAAAAATCCTCAACGGCAGCGTTGAAGCCCCAGATGTTTTGGTTGGCGGCACGCCCTGCCAAGCTTTTTCCGTTGCTGGATTGCGCGGCAGTTTGGACGACGAGCGCGGTAATTTGACCTTAATCTTGATTAGGATATTAGATGCAATTGACTTTATTCGCGCCCGAAACGGACAACCGCCCTGCATCCTCGTCTGGGAAAACGTGCCGGGCGTACTCAATACTAAAGACAACGCCTTCGGATGCTTTTTGGGCGGATTGGCCGGAGAAGATATGCCGCTCGAACCGGCAGGGCAAAAATGGACGAACGCAGGTTATGTGCTTGGACACAAACGCCGCATCGCGTGGCGCATCCTTGACGCCCAATATTTCGGAGTCCCCCAACGCCGCCGAAGAGTGTTTCTTGTCGCAGGTAGTCGAAACAGACGTATCACCGAAATACTATTTGAGCGACCGGGCGAAAGCAGGGATTTTAAAAAGGGCGGAACATCGGAAGAAGAATCTTCCGCCTTTATTGAGAGCAGCTTTGGAACATACAAATCCTCCGATATTGGAGGAACAGTAAAAAGAACAGGAGGCGCGCTGTCTGGCGGAAGTGAAACTTTATTAGTATCAAAAATTGGAGCGACATTAAGTACAGGATTCGGCGGGCGCGGGGTTGACTCAGACCAAATTTGTAACGGCAACTGCGTTATAAATTATCCCAAAGTAAGAAAACTAACCCCGATTGAATGCGAAAGGCTTCAAGGATTCCCCGACAACTACACTCGGATTCCGTGGCGTAACAAGCCGGCTGAACAATGCCCAGACACGCCGCGCTACATGGCAATCGGCAATAGCATGGCGGTTCCGGTTATGCGGTGGATCGGGGAAAGGATGTGCCGAATATGAAAGACATAATTGCCGCAATCCTGATCGCCGCAGTCGTCATCGCGGTGGAAGTATCAGGAATCCCGAAAGGGGCGGTGCAAGTAAATGAATATCAGAAAGGACAGATGAAATGAAAATCCTTTTGGAGAAGTTTTTAAATAAAAGATAGGAGTTTTACCATGAAGTATCATGTATTTAACAAAAAACCAAGTCGTTCAGACATTGAGGAGGCTATGCAGTACAGCGACCCCGAAGAGCAGGCGGAAGCCCTCGCCCATGCCACTGCCCCTGCGAAAGGTGAGTTGTGGCAAAACGTAAACACAGGACGAGTGCTGGTTATCCGAAGCAAGCCTATGCCCATTCAGGGTTCGCCGACAGGTGGTGATTACGCCGACAATTTCGGCGTAGTCGTAGCGGATGTAATCGACAATGGATTAGATGTTGATTTTGACCTCTTCTTTAAGTTAAGTCAGCTTTTAAACTATAAAAAAATTGGTCGTCTGAAAAAGAAATTAGAAGAAGTTTAGAAAGGCAAAAGATGTACCTAACAGCGCAAGAATGCGCGGAATTACTACACGTCAAACGCGCAACATTCGTTAATCAGACTTGCAAACAGGCAGACTTTCCAAAGCCGTTTGTAATTTCGCCACGCAAACGGTTATGGCCGAAAGCCGAAGTACACGACTTTATCCGCCGCCGCCGTCAGAAATAGAGAAACCGCCGTAACAGGCGGTTTTTTCAATCCAGCAAATCAGCAAGATCCCCAATATCAGGGTTATAGTACACGTTCAGCAATATGCGTAAATCCTTATGACCGCTGATTTTTGCCAGTTGCATAGGTTCGACTTTCGCCGCCATGCGCGTCAATGCCTTGTGTCGCGTATCGTGAAAATGGAAGGCCTCAGCCCCATTAACCTTTGCCCTTGCACGTCTGAACATCACATCCAGCGTGTGAGAGCTTACATCAAACACAGAACCACTCTCAGAGCGTGGTAGTCTATCCAGTATTGCCATAGCCTTTTTAGACAGCGGCACGTCTCGACTGCTACCGTTTTTTGTTATCGGCAAATGCACCACACGCCTACTCAGATGCACATCACACCACATCATATTACAGATTTCCCCCGCCCGCATAGCCGTCTCAATCGCAAACAAGACAACCAGTCCGATACGTTGCTTGGTTGTAATTATCGGCACGCCGTCAGCTACACCAAGTTCGCGCACAACCGCCAAAACAATATCGTCAGACGGTATATAGTTCCGCGCCTTTCCCTTGCTTGGACGTCTGATTTGCAGCAGTGGATTAGATGGCAAAACCCCCCATTCCTTTACCGCCATTTGGCATACAGCAGAAAGGGTTTCCAGTTCGCGTCTTACTGTTGCATCCTGCACTTCTTTTTTCCGATTATCGCGCCACTGGGCAAAATGATACGGGCGCAGGTCGCTGACCTTAATATCAGCCAGTTCAGACCGTAGCGCACGATTCAGCCGGTACGTTTCTGCCCTACTACCTCGCTTACCCGGAGTGATTTCATCGCGGTATCGTTTCAGCAAATCGGCAAAATAAAGGCTTTTAGGCGCATTGCCCTGAACGCCGTCTAAAATTGCCGCCTCAGTCCGCGCCGCCCATGCGACAGCATCGGATTTCAAAGTAAATGTTTCAGACTTGGTAACACCTTTCAGACGGACTTTAACGCGATATTTTCCGTTACGCTTTTCGATGGTTGCCATTGGTAGCAGGTTGGGACAATTTAGGGACACGGAATTATATTCCATAACAAATCATAATCCATCCTAAACAACTATGATTCGTTTATATCATACTGTTTTATCTATAAAATATATTTAAATCGACACTAATAAACCATAATCAATTATCTGTTTAATCGCACTCCGTCCGCACCACCTAACCCCTTTCAGGGGTTATTTTTTTGTCTAATTAAATCTAACGCAGTAATCAAGATTCAATACTGGTAAGGCTTTCAGGCTAATAACCCCCCTTGCCAAGTGTCTAAATACCCCCAATGCCGTATAATTGAATAAACCAAAATATGGGGGTATGATTCGGGGAATCTGACAACACTCATAAAAAACATACCCCCAATGCCCCTAAACGACCGCCAAATCAAAGCCGCCAAGCCGTCTGATACTGGAAAGAAAACCAAGTTATTTGACGGGGGAGGCTTATATCTTGAAGTTACCCCAGCGGGCGGAAAAGTATTCCGCCTGAAATATCGTTTTGCCGGTAAAGAGAAAACACTCACTATCGGGAAATATCCTGCTTTCTCATTGGTAGAAGCCCGCCAAGCCGCCGAAAACGCCCGCCGCATGATTGCACAAGGGCAAGACCCCAGCAAAGCCAAGCAAGAAGCCAAAGCAGCCCAGCAAGCCGCCTTGCTAAATACTTTTGAGCATTTAGCCAAAGAATGGCACAGAGATAATCTGCCCCGATGGAAAGGGCATCACGCTGCCCGCATCATGCGCTATTTGAGCAATGACGTTTTCCCTGTCATTGGGGCAATGCCCATTAGTGAAATTAAGGTAACACATATCAAGAATTTGCTTGATGACATTATGGCAAGGGGTGTTAACGACACCGCCGACAAGATTAGGGGCTGGATTGGGGCGGTTTTTGATTATTCAGCAATGTTGGAAGTTTCAGAAAACAACCCTGCTCGCCTGTTGAAAAATCACATTCCCAATTTGCCCACAAAACACAAGCCCGCATTACCCCGTGAAGAATTGCCGGAGTTTTACCGCCGCCTGATACTGGCAACCAATATAGAGCGGCAAAACAAAATTGCCCTCATGCTGGTTATGCTGGTGTTTGTGAGAAATAACGAATTGCGCGGCGGCCAGTGGCAAGAAGTGGACTTTAAAAACAAGCGTTGGATTATTCCCGCCGAAA